AGGCAATCTAGCCATAACATAAGAATCGCCGTCAGCGTCAGCAGCCGCAATAGCTACATGGCCTCTAGCAAATTTTACATCCGCACCGTTGTTTTGAGAATTTGGTATTACTCTTGGTGTAGAATCCAAACCTGTCATGTTAATATCATCTTTAAATACTGTCATATCTTAAATCTCCAAAAAAAAATTATTATTGTTAAGTTGTTGCTTATGATTCAGTACAAGCGATTTCTACAACTTCTTTGTCTTCTACACGAGTAGCGCCCATATCTAATTCGATATAAGCAACTGCTGCGAAAGATTTATCTGGGTTTTCACCAACACGAGTTTTAATGTCTTTGTTAGTCGCAATCCCGATAGCTTTTTCAGTGTAGATATAGCATAGTCTTTCTGAAGAAGCATTAAGCAATAGCTTTTGAGTTCTGATAAATTTAAAACCTAAGAAGGTATCAATTTTTCCTTCGGCTAAAGCTTTAACAGTATTGTAGTCCGCGTTTTTAACTTCGGTCAAGTTCAATAAGTTAGTTATTTGCTTAGCCGTAACTACACAATATCTAGCCATATCTTCGTCTACATCCGCACCGTCTAAAATTTCTTTGCCAGTCAGCAATTTAGTTAAAGTTAAAGCCGCTGAACTAGATACGATTTTTTGAGCTGAAGGTAACGCTACAACGGTAGTGCCGTCTTTGCCTTCGTATGCAGAACCGCCCAAAGCTGAAATGATAATTTCATCTTTTTTGCGTTGAGCCGCAAATTTCAAAGCATCTAAATAGTTAGGTTGCAAAGTTACAATAGCTCTATCTTGATCGTAGCTATCAATAGCCACGCCTTGATGGAATCTAATTGGAGTGGCTTTTCTTTTAGAATGCGCTGGATCTGCTAAAGGAGTTGGAGAATATCTTTGAGTTTTTTCTTGTAGCTCAAAAGCACCAAGTTTATTAAAATAAAATTCTTCCGCTGCAACGCCAATTTTTCTTTGAACGGTACCGTCTAAACGAGAATTTTTTTGTTGTACTGCGTGAATAATATCATCTGCAAACTGCTTGATATGTACTTGATTTTGGGTATCTGTCGCCATAAATAGCTCCTTAAAAATTATAAAATAACAAAAAGTAAAATAGAATTAAATCAAGCTAGACGCTTGGTTTAAAGGGTTCGATTTCTTCCATTGCTACCCTTCTAATCTTTATGGACTGGTGACAGCTACCCACAAATTAGCGGACAATCTTAAATCAAAAATAGTTTTATACCTGCGAAACGATCTACGCTTGTCCTTGTGCTGCCAAGTAAAGTCGGGTCATCTCAGCTCTTGCTGCTGGCTCGCCTTTATTGTACGGACTATTTGGATCGTTTCTAATTTCGTCGATCTTAATTTGGGCTTGCTGAGATGTCAAGCCTGAATTTTGAGACCCCTCTTTTCCAAAAGAAGTTTCTCCGATCTTAGAATATACATTCGCCATAATATCTGTAAGAGCTGTTTTAGCGTCTACACTTAAATTACCTACAGTTTCCTTTAATTCTGGGCTAGAAAATAACTCAAAAGCCTTGTGTGCGTTGGTTAATTTAGTTTCGTAGTCCGAACCCCATTTCTCTTTTAAAGTGTTTTCAGCAGTTTTTAATGCTTCAGCCTGACGCATCTCATTTTGTTTTCCTAACTCCCCTTCCGCGCCTAAAAAATCACTGACTAATTCTTTAAACACTGCTGGAGTAACTTTTAATTCCGCAGCTTTTGCGGATATTCTGTCGAAAATTTCTGGTACGAGTGTAGGTTGCCCTTCCGCAACTTCATACTTATACGCGTCAGCTTCGTAAACTGTCTCGCCTTCTGCGCCAATAACTGAAGGTTGTTTTTTACCAATCATTTTTTCTAAATTAATGTGGCTTTTCACTAGGTCGTCTACGCTTTTATAATCCTTTAACGATTTATGTTCTTTAAATTCTTGAGCTAAAGCTTCTCTCCAATCTAAAGGTGCACCTGTAGGTTGTGTAGTATCTACAATACTATTTGTAGTTTCTACTGTAGGTTGTGTGGTAATTGTAGTATCTCCTGCGCTTGCAGAAGTGATGTTGTTAATGTACATGTCTTTAATTGATTTATTTTAATTAAGCGGGTCTTCCTCTCCGTCTACAACGGATTGGGCTTGATCCGATTCTTCGGCTTGGTCTTTAAGATTAGTTTTAATCTCTGTATCAACCAGCCTTTGAATTTCTAAATACACATCGCGCCTTGAAGCACGATATGCCATAACTATTGGGTCATTATCAAAAGTACTTTGAGAATTACCACATATTTCTGCTATAGTTTGTAAAACTTTTTTACCATTTTCGGTATTAAATACTTCTTTGAAAGCTACAAGTAAATGCTTTCTATGTTTAAAAGGTTGTTCTATCATTGCCCTATCCCCGCTTTTTTAGCTGTTGATGCGCTATCCACCAATTGAACCGCGTCTTCTTTATCTTGTTGCGCTTGTTGAGCTTGAACCTTAGCGTCTCTTATCTGAGCAACTTGTTCAGAATCTTTTATTAATTTTGGATCAAGCCCTAATATTCTAAATTTCTTTCTAATAACTTGATCAATATCTACTAGATCTAATGCTTGAGGATACGGTTGTGCTACCGCCAAAATATCAGTCAACCAAGTATTTATAGACGACAATTCAGCCTGTTGCTGCGCTTGTGTTACCGGACTTTGATAGGTTATGCGCAACGCTGGCCCAGCTTTCAATTCTTCTGGCAATTCAGAAAATACCGCCCCATCTAGCAATTCAAAAGTATTTCTACCTTCGCTATCAACTGATAGAGTATTGAAAGATTTTCTAAATAAAATATCGAAAGTTCTTGATAATAGAGATTCCAAACCTTCTGACAATAACCTGCCTAACATTGGTGCCATGATACGCAATTTTTGCATTTCAACCAATTGCACTTGCCCAAGTGTTGCCCTTGGATCCGCTAAAGTTTTGGTTCTGTCTAAGAAAAACGCTCTTTGAATATTCTGCTCTTTTCTTTGAATCAGCTCAACCGTAATTGGGATATTTCCTACAGTATTGATTGGTTCTATACCTCTTGTACCTGTGATCGGGTTGGGTTTCAACATGTTAAGCGCACCTGCTGACAAATTAATTCTGCCTAGCACCATGTCATGCACAACTTGTAATGGCGGTCTTAAAAATTTCTCCCCGGCTCTCATCAGATCCCTAGACATCTGATTTAATTGTTTTACATCTGGTAACGCAATCATGCCCTGTGAACGCCCATAAACTTCGCCCTCAGTGACTTCCCATCTACCTACTACAATCGGAGGTGTATACGCGCCACCTTCTACAATAATTGCTTTGTGAGTAACATCAATAAAAATACTGGCTATTGGTAAATTTTCTGGGGTAATTTTTTCTTTATCTCTTTCTTTTCTTGGAAAGATATGCCATTCAAATTCAAATTCTTGAAATGGTTTTTCTATAGCTGCCTTGCAAATTTTTTCATTAAGAAGATTTCCCCACTTTTCGTATGCCGCTCTAGCTGTCATTTTGAAAGTAAGTATCACCATGTCAATTAAGCCATGCTCATTCTCAGCTACATATAAATTCTTAACATTTCTAGCCATATATACTAGATCTGAATCTTTAGAAGTGTCTGTTTGTAACCCACCTGCTCCAAAAACTACTTGGTCTAAATACCATTCTTGTAACGCTTCAGTAAGCCTAGCTTTTGGGTGATACATTTTAGAGATCATAATATCTCTGCTTTCGCTTAACCAGCGCGATACTGCGTCTTTAGTATTTAGATCTGGATCTTCAGTTTCTATATTAAACCATTTTGAAGTAGGGTTAGTCAATATGCCATGCAGCAAAATCGAAAGTTCTTGAGCATCCGCAATCGGGCTAGTTTCAAAAACATACGCCAATTGATTTTGCCCTTTACTTTTGCTTTCAATTATGTCTGATTTTCTTGGCAATAAATATCTACCACACTCTTGCCATAAAGCTTCAAAGTTTCCTCGACCGCCTTTAATCATCTGTGTTCTAGCTAGAAGATCCGCGGCTTTAAGTGGTTTGCGTTGTAGCATGTTAAGCTCCTAAAATGGATTGCTGATTAGTTCCTGCCGCAGTAGTAGAGGTGCCTATCAAAGATTTATTGAATAGATTGCCTGAAGCCCCACCAAAAATAGTCTGCTTACGCTGTTTTTCTTTTTGATTTTTAACAGATTCATTAGCTACTAACATTGCTTCGTTAGCTGCATTGACACTGGCTGTTGCTGAATTAGCTGCACCCGCTTCTTTCTTTTTTGCGTCTTTCATATTGCGTTCTGCGCCTACATTCACAGCACCTATGCCTCCACCTAATATGGTTTGACCAAATGCTTTTTCTGGGTTATCTTTTAATTCTCTCCCGAAGCCTCTGACTATTGAAGTTACACCTGATACTGGATTACTGCCGCCCATAGATATTAAAGTTTAAAATTAGTATTAATCATCATAGTCCGCCATAGTCTGCATTGGTTGTAAATTGTCAAGTCGAATTTTTGCATTCGGGAAATGTACCGCAAAATACCTAAAAGCATCCGCTGCGTGGGATGCCCAATTGTGAATTGGCTTCGGATTCATATCCTCTTTCTTTTCGTTGTACTCTGATGCGTACGCTTCTAATGCTGCCAATCCATCTTTACATGCTTCTGCGTCAAAATGACATCTATTGAAAATTGCTCGCACTGCATCTATCCCAGCTTTCACCGATAGTTTTGGCACTACATCAAAAATAATACCATACTCTTTTGCGGTCTCCCAAGTGCTTTGCCCAGTAGCAAAAACCCCATTGGCTAAGTCGTGCGGCCCATTATGACTTGAATAAATGTACGGTTTATTCAAAATTTCTTTAGCATAATGCGGCATCCCTTTTTTCTTGTTTTGGTAATAGTCAAAAACATTTATTGTGTTTCCAATCACTTGAGTAAACCAGATTGTAGTGGTATCTGAATACCCAATATCCCACCAAGTCTGCACTGGTTTTGTAGCATCATACGCAATTCGTGTTAGTCTACCTTCATCTTTAGCTTTTTGCAAAACTTCGCCGTAATACGCTCCGTCTATTGGGGCTTCAAAAGAGCAATAATACTCTTGATCAAAGAGCGCTAAATTCTTTCCTTGAGAAATGTGCCTTTGTTTTAATTCTTCTAAATCTTCTGGGTTAAATACTTGCCCCATAGTATCGTTTGCAGATAACAATGACGCATACCATTTTGGATTAGTCTTTGCCATCTCAAATAAACGATACGCGTGATTTTTGCCTTTCGGCGTAAAATTTATTAGCACAAACCCTTGGGTAGCTAATAACATTGGCTCAATAGTGTCTAACACACTTGGTCGCTGCTCCGCATACTCTGAAATTATTACCCCTTTAACCCCCGCACCCCGTAAAGAATCTGGGTCATCACCCCCAATAATTTGATAGACAGAACCGTTGACCAATTTGATTTTCATCTCCTGATCATTTTTCGACACAATCAATTCTTTTGGTATATGATCCAAGTATTTTCTCCCATCTCGGGTGCTTTCATCCCATATCGCTTTTTTCCCTTGCTTGTATGTCGGAAAAATATGCCAATAAGTACCTGGTCGTTCTACTGCTTCTGATATTAACCAATTGAGATCAAACAGATCTTTACCCGCCCGACGGTGCCAAACTTGTACAACTTTTTTAACCCCTCTTTCTAAGGCTTGCCAAGTTGGCAATTGATAATCTCTTGGTTTCCAATTGTACGGTATTGATATTTTAGGCATCTTCAGTTTCTGATTCTGGGTTATAATTTATAGCTGGTAAATCTATTGGGTCTGAAAACATAGTTCGAGTAACCGAGAAAGTCATCTCGCCACTGACCTCTTGTTTCTCTTTCCATCCAAAGCCATTTTTTAATACTAGCGCAATTCCTCCAACATTTTTTAACCCTGGTGTAGACATTATTTGTTCCAAGTGGGATTCGATTTGGGTCTTAGCGGCAGAAATTATTGGCCCATAAACGGCTTCATCTTCCAAAGTTTCCAATTTTTTTCGGGAAATATTTAGATGCGATGCCATACCCGAAAGGGTAGGCATAATTTGCCCGTAGGATTTTTCCAGGTTCTCTTCGTAAATTTGAAAAAAATATTCATTAATAGAATCCACCAATTCTTTTGGCGTAGAAAAACTCGGGGTGCCAAATTGGGTTCCATTTTTTTGTGCCAAAGGGTTGAAAGATTTATACACTTTTACCTCAGGCATGGGTAATTGGTCTCTAAGACTATTTAAAGCCTCCTCTGCTTCACCTCTGTTCGGTTTTCGTGGCGTTTCATATAGTAGATCAACCTCTTTTTTGTCGGGGGTTAAACTTTCCATTGGGCCTAATATGTCTGATAAATCCATGTCTATACTGCGGTTGTTAGTAAATTTTTCTAAAAAAATTTTAGAAGTGCGTAAAGTAATGTCAAGGCTTTACTTTGTACAGAAATTGCGTAGATAGGGCGGGAGCGTACGGAGATCGTTTGCGCGCACACGGCCACGCCCGCTAATTTACGCCCCCACCCCCTTGATCGCACAATCGGCGAGCCTAGAGCCTAGCGGTTCGGAGACCCCTACACCCCCTAGCCCGCATCAACTGTTTTATTGGCGAACTTAGAGCGGCGTGGCTTCGTCGACCTTTACCAGCGTTGATTGCGCCTTGAAAGCCGCATAAGTTCGTTGCGAGCATTTAAAGAGTAGGTGCCAAAGCCCCAATGCTAGAGAATCAAGGCAAGGGGCTTTGGACACTGGAAACATAAGGGCGCAAGGCACTCATGACGCTGTCATGTCATAAAATGTTACAGGGATTAACTCAAAAATCTGCGTTTGTAATGTCTCTTTTTCGTACCCTGCGACACCTCGGACGGTAGACGGCTGTAGGTTCCAAGTGGGTTTTGCCCCATTAGGTGTAATGTCTCTTTTTTAGCTAGGTGATACGGGTTGCGGCTTAGAACGCCAAGGGATTCCACGAAGTGTAATGAGTAAGCAGGCTGTTTTCAACATTATTATAGGTATTTTTTTAACGCTAAAGTGTTGTATTCTTAGCCTGCTCATAACTAACAACTTATTTTATGCGTAAAATACTTTTTATGTTGACAAAATTGATTAAAATACATAACATTGTAGATACTAAATATCTAAATTTTATATCGAAACTGAGACAGAGTTATGTAATGCTGTCGCACCGTACCTTTCCTGTATTCTGTTATGACTTTTTCAACTCAAGCCCCTCCCAAGCTTACAGTGCCAAGGGCGCAGAGGCGTCGCAGGGTAGCCAAAAATTGCAAAACAGGCATTACAAACGCAGATTTATCAATCATTAACTGTATGAAATACTGATAAAAGCCCAATTCCACCGCTTTTAGAGCCATTTTAGCCGTTTTTAGCTGTTTTCCGCCTTGTACTATTTTGACACAAAAAGGCTGGTAATATAAAAAAATATAATTATTTTACTTTATGCTATTGACACTTATTTATTCAGTAGTCTATACTGCTTTTACTGTAATTTTTAATGCTTACAGTTTCGCAACTTATAACAACCCGTTAACCCTTTGAAACATGACAATTTTGTTAATTCAAATAATTACAGGCTTATTAATTTTAAATTACTTCTTAAAATGTTAATACTTAATAAAATAAAAAGAATCTGGTCGAATTACAAATACCAGCGCAACGCCAGCAAAAGATGGCAATCAATACTTAATCAACTTTAAATTATAAAAAATTTATGAAAGAATTAAAAAAAATTCAAACTTTAATCAAAAACAAAAACAATGAAATTATAGCTTTAAAATTAAGCAAATTTGAAGTATCCGCAAGGTATTATGTAGGTTACGGCGCCAGAATGAAGAGATTGAAGTCAATAAAAAATCAATATTTTAAAGTATTGGCAACAACTCACGATAGAGCAGTTAAAATAGTACGCTCAAAAAATATCATAAGAGAAGGCTTCAACAGTGGCTATGTTCTAAGAGCCGTTAAAAAATCTTGGTAGAATTGCAATTAAAATAACAATTAAATTATAAAAAATTTATGAAAAACTATTATATAAAATGTGCGGTTTATGTTTCAATTGACGATTGGAACGAAGGGCGAGGGGAAGATGTCAATTATTGGGAATTGAACGCTCATATCAAAGCGGCAAGTCCGCTAGACGCAATTAAACAGTTCTACGCAAAGGAACTTTATTGGTCGTTTGACGAAAAATTGGCTTTTACAGATTTGCAAGAGATTGGCGAAAACAGTTTGGGGTGTTCTAATTATGTGGATGTAGAAAACACCGAATTAGAAGAGAATAGCCAAGCAATGCAAGATTTTAAAGCTGGAAAACGCACGGTATATGTTGCAGATAGTAGAGTTCAGGTCTTTAAAATGTTACCAGTCGCTATAAATATCAACCATTAATTAAATCAAAAAAAATACTTATGAAAAAAATAAAACTAGCGTACAAACCCGCAAGTATAAATGAAATACTTGCGAGCAATGGATTTTCTTCAAGATTTTAGAGCTTTTAAAAAAGGCAGGATTTCAACATTAGCAATTGCAGGCAATGGTTCGGATTTAGTGCGCTATGAGGCGGATAATAAAAGAGTTAGGACTTCACAAGGCGTAGAATTACCAGTTGCTTTCGCTTTAACGCTTAGGAAAGCTATGTGGGAATGCGTGAACTATAAAATTGCTATTTGCGACCATAGAGAGTTAGAAAGGCGGTACGGAAAACTTGGCGCTTATTTAATTCACAGCATAAGCGCACAAGGTGAGGCAAGGGTTGGTTGCCACAACTTTTCACTTGCTGAAGTTGAACGCTGCTATAATGAAGAATATTTACCAACAATTAAAAAGAGGCTTAGAAAATAATGGAGCAAGAAACAAAAACATTAAAGAAAATGGTTAGTGTAAAAAACGGCTACAATATCACGGTGGAAGTGAAACAGACTTCTACGATGATAATGGACAAAAAAGGGCTTTCACGCTGTTATTTTGTGTTCAAAGCGAAAAAAGCTAATAGCCCTTTCCACAGATTCACTGAAAAAGTAAATCTTGGTTTTACGCACGAACTAAAAGAAATTGAGGCAATTATTAACGCGTACATTGCAGCCTTTTAATAACTTTAAATATTTTACACTTGCGCCGCTTCACAACTGGCGCAAGAAAGAAAGATTTAGTTAAAAAGCTTTCGACAAATACTAATTTAAACAAAAAAAAATACTTATGCAAAAACATTTAATGACACAAGCCGAATTTGACGCCTTGCCCCGCGATGTTTGCGGCGGAAAAAGAGTGCCAGCTTACACAGATTTAAGTTTAATAACCCCCTTTGGCGAGCGTTGCAGCTTTGGCGAGAGTTGCAGCTTTGGCGAGAGTTGCAGCTTTGGCGAGCGTTGCAGCTTTGGCGAGAG